GCACTGACAAGTCTGTAAGTTGTTCAGATATTCGATCCTCTAGTCCTGATCTATATCCGTACTTGCGACCTCTTTCGGCGGTTCCCATAACTCGTCTTCCAACCGTCTTAACCAAAGCAATCTCCCATTCTCAATTATGCGGTCAATGTTTCCATCGTAAGCCTTAAGAACGGCTTGCCACAAGTCTTCCTCAGTCTTACAGTCACTCAAGATTTTCTCCGCTTTCTTAGGGCCAATACCACGTAGACCAACAATGTTATCTGCACGGTCTCCTGTTAGTATTTGAGTGTAAAAGAACCGTGTTCCCTCGTAAGGACTTACCTTCTCCCACGTACCTCTACCAAAGTTAAAGTGCCAACAAGGTAGCTGAAGCATATCTTTGTCTATAGAGGCCACTACACAGTTGTAGTCTAGTGCAGCAGCCCCCTTAGCAATAAGATCATCAGCTTCTTCGTTGTCGCTAACAATAGCCCCGTACTTAACCTCTAGGTGGTCACGAGTATCACCAAGGTGGACAGGCTTTTCTGCTGAAGACCTGTTTCCCTTGTAGGGATAAGACTTAGCAATATCGAACCTAAAGTTGGTCTTGCCTGTTAGGTATACTTGGTACTCACTCTCTGTTGGAAAGGGAAGGTCTAGGGTCTCATCTAAGATGTAGTCTACAAGCTCCTCTACCTTATACCTAGCGTCACTTGAAAGCAGGTCTTGAGTGGCAAAGGCTGCACGGTATGCTATGATGTCTCCATCAATTAAAACTTTGCCTCTGTCCATTAGAACGTGCCAAACGTGACTGAACCATCGTCTAATTCAAAACCTACGTTAACGACATAGCTGTATCCGATACTACGGGCAAAGTCTGTGAGTTGTTGAGCGAAAGTTTGAAGGTCGTCTACATCCTCTCGTTGGGACGTAAACATACCCTCAAAACCATCTTCGTCTTTGTTAGCATAAGCTGTGATCTCAATACGCATTGTATTATCCTACCATAAAGATTTCATCGTCTGCTGACGAAATTTCTTCCCACGCTACATGGTCTGTAACCGCAATAGCAATTAATCGAACACCAGCACCCTTAGAGTAGGTCTCAAACTGCACCTTAGCTTTAGTACCGTTACCTAGTGTTCCATCTCCATCAAAAGACCAGAGAGACTTATTCTCAAGTCCGTTTGTTATGTTGACAACTACTGGTGCGCCACCGAAGTCTACCTCAGTCGGGTTACCCCTCTTGTCCGTAAATGTCATAACGTGATCATGCATACGTGTCAGTTTGACATACTTACCGATACCAAAGCTACTACCTTCTTTGATACGATCATTACCCATAGGCTTTGGGTCTAGCCCACCTTCAAGTAATTCTGTGATCTGGCCTTCGTCAGTAAAGTATGCGTTTGTCACATACTGACCGTTATGTTTGGCTGCTTTCTTGGCTGCATTATTTTGGTCGCCACCCATATCACGGTTCTCTTCAAACACTTTTGCGTACTCAAGAACCATATCCATTGTGTGTTTAGCCATAGTCGGGTTTCCTCTTGTTTAAGCTGTAGGGTTTACAGCACTATGTTGGTAATATACTATAGGGACATTTTTTGAGATTTGTAACACTAATTCGTACATTTATTTTACTTTTTTTAATGTATGTCTGCATACGTGTTACCAAATTGAACATCTGTCCCTAATGGTACGTTCAAGTTTATCTCATGGTTCACGTTGTTAATGCTCATCTGCATTATATTCTCTGCCTTATCTTCATCTCCTTCTTTTGTTAAAACTATGATCTCATCGTGGAACTGACCTATGGTCTCCAGACCCATACCACGACACTCCTTAACCCAACTGTCAAAGCAGTATACACCTGTGCCTTGGTTGAGTGTACTGAACCGATCCTTATCACTACGTAGGCTATACCAGAATCCAGACACAGGGTTCTTGAGCCACATAGAACCAAATAGCTCCCGTGTACGTAGTGTGCTTGCCACCTTCTCAATAGCCCAGTTACGTGACCAGAACGCTTCTAGTAGGGTCTTAGCCTCACGTTGGGTCATACCTGTCTCACGGGCCAGCTTAGGCGCTCCTACACCATACGTAGCACTGTAGTTCACCACCTTGTAATTCTTACGTAGTGCTTTCAGTGACCTTTCTCCTGAGTTGTGCTTGTCGATGTCATCTTGTGAGATAACACCAGCGTGTAGAGCTAAGTCTAAGTGTGGGTCAAAACCTTCTTTACTCATCTGTTCTACGTACTCAGGGTCTAGTGGCTTCATGTAGTGTCGCTTAGTTGTATCCTCTAGGCTGGTCATGTCAGCACCAGCTAACACATAGCCATCAGGACACGTTAGGCAACCACGGATAACATCACCGTATGGCTTGTCTACGCTAGGTAGGTTTACCAGTGGGCGAAAGTGTTTGAAGCGAAAGGTATTAGTGAGACCAGCTACACTAGCTTCTAGCCATCCGTCCTTGTGACACTCTAGGAAACTTTTAAGAATACCAGCACGGTGAGTAAGAACTGTGAGACCATCCAGAAGATCAACAGACGGGTCAACCTCTGCAAGCTCTCTGACACTTTGACATAACTCTCCATTTTTTCGTACCTGTTCAATCTGTCGTTCATCACCTGTCACCTTATCTCTTAGGAATTTATATGTACGAGGCTTCCACCCCAGTGAATATAACCAGTCTTTTACTTGGTCGTTGCTGTTAGGGTTTCCCCTCTCTTCTCCTGTCTTAACGACAAAAGATTGAGTTGTAACGGGCTGCATATACTCTTTACAGAGTGCTACCCATTTCTCCCCATGTGACGATAGATCACCGTCCTTCTTGTGCATAACCTTTGGCTGGTTAGCTACACGGGTGAGTGTCTTCTTTGGCATGGCCTCTGCTAGTTGGTCTACCTTCTCTATCTTTAGTGCCATGATTTCGTCGTAGGCTACCTGTGCCTTGTCTACGTCTAATTTCCATCGTAGGGTCTCTTGTTCTTTTGCACAGTCTAGCTTGAATGTAAGATAGTCGATCAGACGATCCTTCTCAGTTGAGTCTTGGTACAGCTTGTTGAGCTTAAGGTCTAAGTCACGCCATAGACGCACGTTGATCTTAACGTCCTCATCACACCTGTGAGCGTACTCTTCTGGTGTCAGGCTGTCCCAGTCCTTAATGACAGGCTTAGGCACTCCATAGTCCTCTCCGTAGCCCTCAAGCCCATGCTTCATACGGTCATGGTGTAGATACCAAGATAACGCTAGAGTGTCGATCAGACGAGCCTTTACCTCAATGCCTAGCACCTTTTCCACCGCTGGTATATCAAAGCGAACATGATTGTGACCTACAAGTGCCTTGCGTGTAGTAAAGAACTCACGCATTTCATCGTAGTCATGCGTATGATGTACCGTCTTACCATCATCTGAATAAGACAAGACATGAATCTTGGTCAACTCATCTAATAGACCGTCTGTTTCAATGTCATATACTGTTGTCATTATGGGCATCCCATCAAGTCTGATATTTTAATGTTGTAACAATTCGCCTTAAAGGTAAACCCGTTGTCAGGATCGTATTCACCTTTCTTATGAAACTTTGCGTCTTGAAAATACAGTTGCTTTTCATAAAAGCCAAGTATCCAAGCCTTAGACAAGTCATTTTTAACCCTTACGAAGGCATAATAGTCGCACCTCTGTTTCGTGTTAAATTCTGCGACACTGCAATCATAGTTTTCTTGAGGTGGGTAGTTAGTTCTCTTTGTCTTTACATCTACGGTTTTTCCACTTGGCAGGATCAGGTCATAGTCGTAGGTGTTGGTGTGAGAGGAACCTGTAATATCTGCGACGATGACCTCTCCTATAAAACCGGCTAAGTTCCCTTGACCCCTTGTGATAGAGTTGTTTAATTGTCCAAGCTCTTGAGCTAGAGCCTTCGCCTTGTCTATTTGAGAACCTGTAATTTTAACTTCAATCATGCTACACCTCACTTAATGTAAAAGTATCTGTGTTAAACCGCATCATCCCTGCGTTACCTTCTTCTGAGCAAGGTCGGTTCTTTTCGATAGACAGGTACGTTGTGTTGCGCTCCTGTAGATCGTCAGCTTCTTTGTCACGTTTAAGATCAATGATAACTGACGCACGTTGTCCGATCATACGACAGTACTTCATCTGCCCATCATCGTTAGTGTGGGCGATAGTTACGATACCCACGTTTAACTCAGC